GACGCGTCTGAGGGCTACCCGGGCTGCGTTTAGGTTCACCATTACCTTATTGCAAGACTTTTCTCGGTGAATAGAAATTTCGTGTGCCTACACACGATTAGGTTCGAGTTAAACAAACGGAGCCCTAAAAGAGTAAGATGCCTACATATGTGCATTCTCTCTGGAACGACGATGACGATAATCCTCACCTTACTACAAAGTGTAAAAACTTCAATATATGGTGTAAATCAAAGGTTGACACACGACACGATCCCAGAGATACAATTTGTTATGGATGCGCGATACTATTTGGAAAGCCTCTAGAACAGGTAGAATATATAGAATGTCCAGTGTGTCTCGAGTCTGGCCCAGGAATAAAACACATCAATTGTGAACACACTTCATGTAATTCATGTTTTCTAAAAATGAATATTGGTATGTGGGATCTCGATACTCGACCGATAGAACCTCCGTGTGAGTTTGACGAAGATGAAAACCCCATACTTCCAAATCCAGATTGGGAAAAATGGGCCGAAGAAGACGATCAGTGGGAACAGAACGGTTACCCAAAAGATAATTTACGCAAGTGTCCTCTTTGTCGTCAATAGCTTAAACTTACGGAACCCTAAATAGTAAATGATGGATGACCTCTTTGAGGCTCTCGCAAAAAATGGATTTGCACGCGATAACGTAACACTTGAATATGTTATCGCGAACACTGCCCAAGACGCTCAGTACTCGTCCGAGGCTCGAAAAAATCTCGAGATTCTCATGAAATATATTGAATATCAAAAAGTTACTATTCGTAACTTGAAGCTACGGTTTCTGATGAAGGACTGTAGCACGTGAAATCCAATGAGGAATCTTCATCGTGCCAACTAGTTCAGGGTTTTTCTTCCTCCTGTTATTCTCGTTGTTTAGATTTTTAGGGGTTAATTTCCTCCGCCTGTTATTCTCTTTTTTTAAAGTCTGTGCGATGTTGTTTGGTATTTTCACTCGACTGGGTTGAAACATGTATTTTGCTAAATTTTCAAGTGGAGCACGACGACTAGTATGAAGTTTAGCCATTCTCTCAAGTTGATTTAGATAATTTTTTACTGATGAACCAGGCATTGGTAGATTAAGAATATTCTTTGGATTTTCTCCGCGTTTAATAAGTTCCTTGACCACTGGTAAGTGGTCATATGCCGCGGCTAGGCGAAATGCCTGACTACCATATCTTCCTCGTGCATGAATGTTTGCTCCTCGGTTGAGAAGTTCCTTGACAGTATTTAAGTGACCTCGACTGGCGGCCCAGTGAATGGGTTGGTGACCAAAATTTTCTCGTGCATTAACTTTTGCTCCTCGGTTAAGAAGTACCCTGACGACTCTCGGGTTAAACATTGAAGCGAGGTGAATGGGTTGAAAACCATTGTTGTCTAGTGCATTAACTTTTGCTCCTCGGTTGAGAAGGAACTCGAGAGCTGGTACACTGCCTTCTTCGGCGACTCTATGAATGGCCTGAGACCCATTATTGTCTTTTGCGTTTATGTTTGCTCCTTGGTTGAGAAGTTCCCTGGCTTCACGCAGGTTTCCATGTTGTGCTGCTCTGATGAAGTTTTGATTCAGGGTACTACTCATTTAAAGTTAATTGAGAAAACAATTCAAAACTTGTTAAGATAGTTAATTCCGTGTGTACTTATCATTCTTTTCACTCGACTGGGATGATATACGTATTTTACTAAATTTTCGAGTGGTGCGCGACGACTAGTGTGAAGTTTAGCCATTTTCTCAATTATTAATTGTACATATTTTGCATTTAGACGTTCTATTTCTTTGCGTTTGCGATGGAACTCTCTTTTATTACTTGACCCGTATAATCCATGTTTTCGAAGATTATGTTCTTCAATAGAAAGTTTACGAAGTTTAGTTTGTAGTTCAGTTCTAATTTTCGAAATTCTCTTATCCATTTATATTCACTGAGAAAAGAATCTTTGATTACTATAAATGTCGACTCGATCCCGAACCCCCAGTCCGGCGAGGTTCGACCGGATGATACCGCTGGTTTTTAACAACACCCCTCGCCGCAGAAGACGAAGTCCTGCGAGGATGAACATGAATGCTGAACCTCCTAGACCTAGACGCCGGAACATAATTGACATAATTCCTCGTACTTTATTTCCTGAAATAGTGAATGCTGTAGAACTAGTTCGTAGGCGCAGAATTGCAAACACCTCTGTAAACCGCTCATGGAACAATTTGAATATGGATCCAGTTTCACTGCAGACCAGAAACAACTGGGGCGGAAATCGAGCAATTGAAACAAATATAAATAACAACGGTCACAAAACATATTTTCATCCTAACACGTTTCGTACAATGTTTGGAAATAATTGGAAGAATATGGCTCCAAATAGTAATCATTCAATTCATCCTACACATCGTCACCCTTTAACTCGTGCTATTGTTAGGCGCAAAAATGTGAAACTTGTCAGGTTTGTCTAACCTTTGCATTTCAAGACGGTTGACAGTTTTTTCCATTTCTTGGCAGATTTAAGAAGGTTGGTTTTCCCAATTTTTTAATGTCTTTCATTGTTGGATAACAATTTAATCACACTATTTTCATACGACATGTAATGTATCAAGATTTTAATCTTATTTTATACTAATATGAACAAGGGTCAGAAGTTTGTAGGACTCTTGATGAATTCACAAAGTCAAGCACATGCGTTTCATTTGACTACAAAATCATTTGCAGAACATAAAGCTCTTCAGGCGTACTATGAAGGCATTGTTCCGCTGCTTGATGCGTACGCCGAGGCATACATGGGAAAATACGGTCGTTTCAGAAAGGTGATTCTAGGCCGTAAAACTATTGCAAAAAATCCAAAGCTCTACTTTCGAACCCTCCTTAAAAACATTCAAAGCATGCGACTTCCGAGGGACACATATCTGAAGAATATTCAGGATGAGATTACTGCATTAATTCGTTCGACCCTTTACATGTTGAGCTTGAAGTAATGCCTCGCTTTTTTTCCATCTTGTACAATTAATTTGTGTAATGTCCAAGTCATTGGAAAAAGTACGGTCGTGAAGACCAAAAAATGGTCAATACATTTGTCACGTCGAACAATCTCCAAGAATGCGCCAAGTCGCTCGATTACCGTAGACTCGGAAAACAACGGGTCGAGGCCTACCAAATCTGGAGAGCTCTGCGTGGAATAACCAAGGGGTGGAGGAATCACCCGGCTTCCAAGGCTTGGGAAGGCTACACGTGCGCCTTGGCCATGTACACAAACGTAATGATTGACGAGTGGATTGCTCGAGGCTACAAAAACACCATGGAGAAATTGCCGCACTGTAAAAATCCGCGGTTTCCTCCATGGTGGGGTTGGGAACCCATCATTAAATCTCATCAGGCTTCACTTAATAGAAAAGATTCTTCATTTTATTCATTTGATGTAGGCGAATACATTCATTACGGGTACATTTGGCCATCAAAGGTTCCAAAGGAATATCAATGGATCACAGTTCCAGTGGAAAAATTGTTTTTATAACTTTGGCACATTCCAGGGCAACCTCTCTGTGCTCCTTTTGAGTTCCATTACTTGATCTCAAATTGATGTAATGGATCCATGACCGAAGACTTCCATTCATGTACATTCTAGTGGGTCTCAACATTTGCATCATTTCCCATTCAAATTTTAATTCATCATCAATCGTCTCGATGCTGTTTTGTCTATTTTTCAAATCTTGAAGGCGAGCCTCTCTCACCTCAAAATCCTTGTCAGCAACTGCATACCTCTGTGAAAACTCTTGGAAGGAGAATGATCTGTGGCGTAAAATCTGTCGTGCAATGTCACGGGTCGTTTCGATTTCAAGGCAAATGTTTACCATTTCAAGCGGTGACCAGTGATTGTTGTCAATGAGTTTTTCATTTGTTGCAGTACTGTTTTGATTCGAAGGATTTGATACACGTGCACAGTACGCAACAATGTCCTTAAGACTCTTTCCATCAGGTGACTGAGAATGACTTATGAGCTTCACTTTCATTTATAATTGAATGGAATTAAATCCTTAATAATATATAAATGAATGATCCATTTGCAAAGTTGTCCAAGAATGTAATGTCTTCCATGAAACGAAAACGCAACAGCCCAATGAATAAAACTCACAATGCAGAAACGAAGCGTCTTGCAGAGCTTCATGCAAAGGAATTACAGCTCCTCAGGAATATGCATCGACTTTCAAACGAACTCTCGAAGATTCGGGTGGAGGTGAATAAAATGATTCATCGGTAAGGAGCACAACTTGCTCTCATTGTAAACCCCCGAATCACCTGATGTAAACATTGTTGTTTTGTAAACTTTCTAGGAAGACTAAAAATTTTACCATCGCGTACTCTAATGCATTGCTTGTCATTGGAACTCGCCTTGAGACAATCCTTCATTTAAATAATAAAAACATTTATTATTCAATGGAATTGTCAATTCATGAACCGAAAAAGCTCGATTTTTTTTTCAAAGCGCGACGAAAAAGAGAGGAACCTAAAAGAGGCTCTTCATCAACTTGAAGAGTTTAAAAAACGTACACCAGAAACAATGTATCCCCCTGAAATTTACAGTCTCGTCACAAATCCAAAAATAATGTACTCTAGTGAATACATTCGACTTTTAGAAAATGCCGTCTTGGCAAAAAACTCTCTCGAAATGATGGATTTGGCTCTTGAACGTCTTTTAGACGAGAGAATCAGGATTCTTGAAGACCTGTTAAAATAGTTGTATTGTATTGGTCAAAAGACTTGAACCATGTGTATAATCAAGTAACAAAGAATGGAGTCTCCTCACGTCACTCTGATTTGCAACCTGATCACCAAGGAGCTCAAGTCTATGCTCGACCGAGTTGCCAAGGGCGAAGGTCTTGACGCAGACACACTCGCTGAGAAGTACCTCGAGAAGCCCAAGAAGCAGCGGCCTGCCAAGGTTGTGGTCAAGACTGAAACCTGCAGCGCCACAACTGCAAAGGGCAAGCCGTGCTCTCTCAAGCCTCTGGAGGGCAAGTGTGTCTGCCGCATCCACGACAAGACCACTCCTAAGCCGGTCAAGGAGAAGGCGGTCAAGGTGACAAAGCCAAAGAAGCTCAAGAAGACGCAGCCAGAGCACACTCACGAGCTCGATGGCGTTGACCACGCAGACTGTGAACTCTGCCAGAGCCACGGCAGTCCTTTGGCCGAGACTGACGACGATGAGGACTTTGAGATGGTCTCTTCTCCAGTCAAGAACCTGGGTGAGCGCCTCGCAAAGATTGCAATGTACGACGAGGAGGAGGAGGACTAAAAAACAAAAGCGCTACTAAACTATGTGGATTGTTCATGAAATACTCGAAAAAATGAAAAAAACTGTACCCCCTCTTGAAAAAGAACGATATCGTCCAATTTATCAGTTTGAAGATATAATATCATTTCTTCGATTAAAAGGAACCCCTGAGCATGAACTTGAAAAAATAAGAGAAAAAAATAAATGCGAGTACAAGCTCACTGCTCACTTGAAGCCTAAAAAGAAAAAGAAGGAGGTTGAGGTTGATTTCGTTGTGCCTAAGCAGAAGATCCTCAAGCCGGTGATAAAAAAAATGTACATCTAAATTAATGGCAAAGATTACATCACGAATAATTCATATAGATTATAAAATTGACATTTCAAAGATACTTGATACAGAAAAACCAAAGTACTTTAGTGAAATTGTTGGAAAAAAAACTGCTCGTTCGTATCCAGTTGCTAGGTACATTGATGGACAGTGGCTCAACCCAACTGCAAAGGGAATAAAGATTATCCTGGCAAAAAGAGGACTGCAGACTGTAACAATTAATCAGACTGGTATAGACATTCTGGGAACTGGAAATTATGAATCAATTCTTCTTGCATTGTACAGAAATGGATGGGTAAATAAAGACATTACAAACAAAAAAGTGGATTACAAATCAATTACTGGATCATATTCATTTGGAAAACGAATGAATCTTCAAACTCTTGTACGTGAATTGAATGAAATTAACATTAATGCATTGTATACCCCAGAACTCTTTCCGGCTGTAACTTTCAAGTTGGGTGATTATTCCTATCAAATTTTTGGATCAGGTGTTGTTCTGTTTCGAGGATTTAAAAATCCATCTGATGTAAATCTTCCAGTTGAAAAATTGAAAAGTTTAATCATTAATCAACACAATACAATTGCAAATTTAAACAAAAAGCTTACATCATTTCCATTTATGGAGGGAAAACTCCCAAAGATAAATTTGGCATGGAGATATCCAATTGCAAAATCGTGGAACTCAAAGCCTCCCGCCGGCTACTATGTACGACCAGGTACAAACAAAGTTCCACGATTCTACAGACATCGGCAAATTTACAAAAACCCTGAATCTGGTGAAGTTATAAATTACGGACCCATCAACCTAAAGGGGGTTGCTCCAAAGGTTGTCAAAGCCTTTAAAAATCTCAATGTACCAATTCCACAGGCGACTCTGAATGTATTCAAGACGCAGATGATTAATCTCCAAAAGATTAAACTTCCTGCCCAAAAGGAGAATAAACGTGCTCCGAGATGGAATGCAGCGAAACCAGGGTATTACGTTCGTCCGGGTCCTGGTCAATTGCCAGTCTGGGCAGAGATTCCCAAGTCCAAGGCGGCGGGCAAAAAGACGGTGATTAAAAGGTACACAGAGGCTGGCCGAAACATTCCAAAGGCGGTTCGTGAAATTTTCAAAATCAACAACAAAACTGCACACGTGAATGGTCCTCGGCATTCGGTAGAAATGGGTCTGAATGGTCATCTTCGTATAAACGGTCAGCAGGCGAAGCGATTTAGGATTAAGAATCTTGTAACAATTGCACGAAACCTGAAAATACCTCAGGTGAATTCAAAGACTCCCAGAAACGACATTTTGTTCTTCATAAAGAACAAGACGGGTATAAGTTCATTTCCAAATAAAACATTCAATGTTAAAATTGGAGACACAAAATACAAACTTCTTCCAGATGGAAAGATTGAAATTACAAAGGGCAAAAAGAGGACGACCCGTGAATGGGCAACGTTTCCAAACAAAAATGCACTCGCTCAGGAATTCCTCGGAAACAATCTATACAAGGAATACTCTCAATTAAAGGATAAAAATAAATACAATTCATTATTAGCCATAAAGAAGGAGGAGGAAAACCTTGCAAATAATCTAGAAAAGGCTTTCAAGTGATACGCCAACCGGGTGCTGCCCCCGGGTCACCGGCTCATAAGACCGGCGCACTAACTGTTGTGCTATTGGCGCAAATTATAAATGTTTAGATTCTTTATATGGATATAGGTACATGTAAGCACTGTAAAAAACTTCGTAAACTCCTCTTTCCTTGTACTTCATGTTCTACAAAGTTTTGTACATCGTGCATCCAACTAGAACGCCATGCGTGTTCTAAAATGTCAGAAAGAAAAGATGCTGAAAGAGAAAGAATTCAAACTCAGAATCCACTTGTAGTTGCTTCTAAAATTCAGAGCTTCTGAAGAGCGAGTAAGAGAACCAGAATGGACGCAGAACCAATCACAAGGTATTTAAAGACGCTCGAGTCATCACTTGATTCTGTATCAACGTAATTTGATACGTCAACCATAGGAACTTCTCGGCCAAACGTCGTGGATCCATTATCGAGTTGAAACTTGCGTGCTGGGAACATGAATGACTTTGCGTAATTGGCACTGCTCAGGGTGTGTAGGTACCTGTTTCCTGCCCTGTCAATTGTCAATGGATTGAAATGAGAAATTGGTACTCCAGTGTCTTGGACGCGTTCATCATCCTGTTCTGGCTCTGGTTCAACTGACCCAGTGTACTTATAGCCTCCGTTGTACGATACACCAAACGTGTTGGTTGCAGTGTATGGATTAATGTGATCATTATGCATCTGATCATTCATCAGCAAGCTCGTCATTTTCTTCTATTTACTCAGATTTATTTTCAAGATACTTTCTTTCCTGCACCTTTACTTTGTGATTTTCCCACATTTGATCGAGATCAATGTCAAGCATGTGAGCCAATTGAAAAAGGTATGAAAATACATCACCCATTTCAGTTGACACATCAGTCCCTCTATCCTTTTTCAAGCCAGTCTTCCTGTAGTGTCTCTGGTACTGCCTGATGGCGCTTGCAAGTTCTCCAATTTCTTCTGTAAACAAAAGCCAGACGGTACTTACTGGTGCCTTGTCCCAGCCCTTCAATTTGCACATGACAGACGTTTCATTTCTGTACCTATTCATTTTCTTAGGATGAAAGCTCACTACTTTTTTAGACGGTACCATAAAATGCAAAATACAATGAATAAGATGACAGTCTCAATTGAACAGCGGAGTCGTTCGGTTTCCAAATCAGTCTGACCTAGGACGGATGCACTCACCAAGCGAGACGCCCTGTCTACTATATAGAAAAGTGGAACTATTAGAAAAATTTCTTCAAAGCTCTTCATCCTTTTTTCTTTACGTACATTAAAATGGAGTGGAGACAAAACATCCCTGTGGTTGCCCTTACTGTAGCGTGCATAGCACTCACCTTTCAGATTTTTGTTCTGTACCCATGGCACATCCAATTGTCACGACAAATATCTCGGCTGAAGTAAATGTCAATCGCACACGTCTTTGCAATGTCAGTTGCAGAAATCTTTGGAAACTTTCATCTAAAGAACTATGCATCAACAAACAAAAGTAACAATTTACTCTGTGGACTATTTGGGTACTGTGGGGTTTTGTATTTTTTAGTTCGAAGTTTTGCACTTGGAGGAAGTCTTCTCTGGGTCTCAGCAATGTGGGAAGGGATGATCACAGTTCTGGGAGCCGGTGTAGCCTACTTTTTGCTGGGAGAACGATTCAGTCACCCAGTACAGTACCTTGGAATTCTAGTCGGAATACTTGCAATGGTAATGGTTCACTTTGGAGACAGACTCAAATAAGTTTGTTGTTCCCGGGTCTTGCAGAATTTAATGAACTTGTTGTCGGTCCAGGTGGAGGAGGCATGTTGAGGCCAGATCCATTCATACCAGATGGATTCAATCCAGAGCGTTTCTTTGCCACAAAATAGATTATAACAATCAGAGCGATGACTGCAGATACAATTCCACTAATCAGAAGCCAGTTGGTCGATGAAACATTTGATGAACTCATTGGAATGGGACAGCAAACTTATCATTTGCTGGCATTTTATTTCCGTAAGTTGACGTGCTCACCGGCATTGCAAGTGGGACTGGATTACTTGTAATGTAATCATAATATGAAAGTTGTTGTAAAATACCCGTCTGAATAGTCTTTGTAGCCTCCTGTACCACAAGATCATTCATGCGTGAAACCTGACTCTGAACATCTGTAAATGGATTTACAATTGCGTGATCATAGACTCGAACCATGAGCGCCTGGAGGTCTGGGTCACTCTGACGGTCTATGTTCATTCCAGTCTTTGAACTTACATTCTTTACTATTGAACCATGCAGGTATTCAATGTTGAATCGTGAAAAGAAAGACTCGCTCACAGGTGTCTTAGGGGGCATATAGTTTGCCATTGCTAATTACAGAGATAAAAAAGTACGGCTCTTTTTAATTAAATGAAGGTCATCAAGAGATCAGGTGACTCTGCTGAGATGCTCTTTGACAAAGTTACAATCCGTATACAAAAACTTAACCAAGAGCCAGAGTTTACCAAGTTGAATGTCCAGCCGGATAAGATTGCCCAAAAAGTTTTTTCATCAATGTATGATGGAATTTCAACATCAGAGATTGACAACCTTAGTTCGGAGGTTTCGGTTGGAATGATTACTGAGAACCCAGACTATGAAACACTTGCAATGAGAATAACTGTCTCAAATTTGCAAAAGACGTGCCCAAAGACATTTTCAGATGCAATGATAAATCTGTATTCAAAGGGTGTTGTATCTGAAAAGTTTATCAAATGTGTATCCCTAAAAGTTGATTCTTGGATTGAACACTCAAGAGACTATTTGTTTGGATACTTTGGAATCAAGACTCTGCAAAAGTCGTACTTGTTCGAGGGAGAAACTCCACAGTACATGTTTATGAGAGTCGCCATAGGAATTCACGGTGATGATTACGAGCGTGTCCTAGAGACGTATACTCTCATGTCCCAAAAGTTTTTCATCCACGCAACACCGACACTTTTCAACGCCGGAACCAAAAAGCCACAAATGTCCAGCTGCTTTTTGATTGCCATGAAGGATGATTCTATTCAGGGAATTTTTGATACCCTCACAGAGTGTGCACACATTTCAAAGTGGTCTGGAGGCATTGGTCTGCATTGTTCAAACATTCGAGCAAATGGATCGAAAATCAAAGGGACAAATGGAGTTGCAGACGGAATTGTCCCGATGCTCCGAGTCTTCAACAATACTGCTCGCTATGTAAACCAGGGTGGCGGGAAACGCAAGGGGTCGTTTGCAATTTACCTCGAGCCGTGGCATGCAGACATTATGGAGTTTCTCGAGTTGCGACTCAATCAGGGTGATGAAGAGATGAGGTGTCGCGACTTGTTTACTGCTCTTTGGATTCCAGATTTGTTTATGAAATCAGTCGAAAACGATTGGTCTTGGAACTTGATGTGTCCGAGCGAATGTCCAGGACTCCAGGATGTCTATGGAGAAGAATTTGATGCATTGTATCTTCGGTATTCCATGGAGGGAAAATTTAGAAGGACTGTCAAGGCTCGTGACGTATGGAACGCAATTCTCAAGTCGCAGATTGAGACAGGGACCCCGTACATGTGCTACAAGGATTCTGCAAACTCCAAGACGAATCAGAAGAATATAGGTATCATCAAGTCAAGCAATTTATGCGGAGAGGTATTTCAGGTTTCAAAGTCTGACGAGACTGCAGTCTGTAATCTCGCTTCGTTGAGTCTTCCAGCCTTTGTTGTCGATGGGCAGTTTGACTTTTCCAAACTTTGTGAGGTGACATGTGTCGTGACTCGCAACCTGAACAGAGTCATTGATCAAAACTATTATCCGACTGAGGCTGCTCGGACTTCAAACATGCGTCACAGGCCAATTGCCATCGGAGTCCAAGGTCTTGCAGATGTATATCAGATGCTTGGGCTTTCGTTCGATGAGCCTCGAGCCAGAGAATTAAACAGACAAATATTTAATACAATATATCATTCTGCCCTAGGAGAATCGTGTCAGTTGGCCAAGGAAGAAGGTCCATACGAAACCTTTCAAGGTTCACCTGCTTCACAAGGAATACTTCAAATGGACATGTGGGATCAGCCATCGTTTGATGATCTCAAGGATTCAATCAAGGCGCACGGCCTTAGGAATTCTCTTCTTGTCGGGCCTATGCCGACTGCAAGCACTGCTCAGATTCTCGGAAACAACGAGGCATTTGAGCCGTACACGTCAAACATGTATCTTCGGAGGACACTTGCGGGTGAATTTGTCATGGTAAACAAGCATCTTGTAAAAGATTTAATGGCAATTGGAAAATGGAATCCAGATGTAAAAAATGAGATTATTCGAGCGTGTGGGAGTGTACAGGGTCTTGACATTCCAGATTCAATGAAACAAATTTACAGGACAGTATGGGAAATTCCACAAAAGTCTTTGATTGACATGAGTGCAGATCGTGGGCCGTACATTGATCAGTCTCAGTCTTTGAACATTTTCATGGAGGATCCAAGTCTTGCAAAGTTGTCAAGCATGCACATGTACGGATGGAAAAAGGGTCTCAAGACTGGGATGTACTATCTGAGGACGAGACCAAAGGCCAAGCCACAGCAGGTTACTCTTCCTCTTGCATGTTCTCGAGACAATCCTGACTGCGCCGCATGTTCCGGATAGCACGTGCATGTCGATTTGATTCACATGTAACATTTTTCATTACAGGATAATCATCAATCATGACAATTGTATTTTCATTTAAATTTGGAAATCCATTAATTATAATGATTATATATAATCGATCTTTTCTAAATTTCAATTCATCAATTTGATTAAATCCATCTGAAATTAAAAGATTAATAATTTTATTCAATTGTCTTTTTCTGACTGCAATTGTAACTTCACGTGGAACCCTGTACCCCCTTTCTCCGATGTTCCTTAGGTGCATCAATGTAGCCATTTTTCCTGTAATTGCCCACCCATCAATGTTTTTTAGAATGTCCATGGAGTAATTTAATTAATGTAATTATATTTTCAGAGTTTGGCATTGAACCCTTCTTCTGACTGAGCAACTTTTCAAGAGTCACGACTGGGTACCCATTCACCTTTGTCGTGTGATTCATTGTTGGAGCAAGTGAACTTCCTGCAACCAAAATGTCTATGCTCTTGTTTCCATTTTTGTACAAGGTGACTTTATTGTACAGCTTCTTACCGTTCAGAGGAAAATAATTGTTTCGCGTGTACCCAAGGCTCATGAGAGGATAGAGCAGATGCTGAATGCTTGATTTGTTTGTAACAATGTTGAAATTGTGTGGTACTCGAGTAGGCACACCTTGTGCATTTCCATGGATTTTCATCGCCTGACTTCCAGAGAATGCCCATTTTTTCCCCGAGTTGTTTAGTACGTTTTTAAGTACATTCAGAGTTACTGGGCCGGTTGGTCGTCTCGGAGGACTGTCCATCTATAGAACTAATGAATAAAATAATTATGAAGTGGCAAGATGTTGATTTTTCGACACTTCAGTCGTCAGAAAAACGCAATGGAGGATCAAAGCTTTCATTATCCGATGGTTCCCCATTGCGTTTTCAGATTCCAACTGGTAGAGTAATGTATGGAGGTCTTTCAGGGTTTAGTACAATTACACTTGAAATGCCTCCCGACTTTGTAGAATGGTGGGAAAAGTTTGATACATTGCTCCCAGAGCCTTCTCGCTCAAACATGAAGGATGGAGGTCTTCGTTTAAAGGTTGAACCGGCGACTCAGTTTTTTGATGAATCAAAAAAGAGTACATTTCCTGAACTCACAGAGGGATCTCTCAGTGGAGAAACCCTCACGTGTATAATCGAAATACCTGGAACCTATTATTTTCAAAACACCTATGGGTACATTACACGGATTTATCAATCTGTTATCCGCACAAAGACGAGTGGATGTAAATTTCTTATAGACGAAGAGATCCAAAGTTGAGGTTGAGGTTCATCGTCGACGGAGGCCGAGGTTTCATCGTCTTTTTCGTCTTTATAGAGTACTTGCGTAAGAAGCTAATTGGTAGGCGCTTCTTTTTCGCAACAGTTTTTACTGTGTTTAGCAGGTGATTTGAATACAGTCTTTCAACTGTATCTACAAGACGTTTTGTGCTCACCTCAATCCTGGTACTTGGACGAAATGTATTCAAAGCCTTTTGAAGGATTGATTCAGGGACGTGTGGATAGTTTTTCTTCATCCCTTTGACGCCGCCTACGATGCTTTTTACAAATGCACGATTTGAACTCATCTTGTCATAATCAAATATTTTTAATCTGTATGGCAGGTGGACTCTTTCCAGGACGACCCTTGGTATTTAACGTAAAGTGCATTGTATTCTCTCTTTTGTTGTCTTTGAGCTACTGGTATCTTCCCAAGAAGAACCTATGGATACTTGGCTTCTTTATATGGTTTCCTTATATAGCCCTTGCCTGGTATGATTGGTCTTATAAATGTCAGGACAAGTTGCATCCTACTGTAGTTCCATTTGGGCGATACATTTGGCTTCCATTCAAGCCACCTGGATACAAGAAGGAGTTTGATGAACTGGATCAAGGGACTATAGATGCAATGAATCAAGTGGATCATCTAGTTGGCTGGACAATTGTAGCTGCCGCCGCGACATGGTACATGGTAAAAAAGAAGTAATGTAAAGTCCAGAAGAACCAATGTACAGTAAAGAACCAAGTAAAAATGAATCAGGTTGATGAACTTCGGGATACTCTCTGCGGGATGGCGGACATTTATCTCAACAGTCACATTAATTTCATGTATTGGGAAGAGTTTGACGAGTTGGATCAGCACTCGCTCGACGTCATTGACGGCTTTCTGTTTACGACATTCAGGGGACTAATCGAAAAGTATCCAGACGTTTCACTCCTCTCAGACTGCAGGGATGAACTAACTACATTTGTTTGGGCTTCTATGGATTTACCCTATCCTAGAAACACGGACTATTACATTTCCAGGGTTCACCTAAACCTTATGAACCATTTCGACGACTGCTGGTACGACAGAATTTATGATGCAATTGAAGAGCCACTGTGCAAAGTCGACCTCTTGATTAACGAGTTTAAAAACTTGACCTACTAATTCTCTATGGAAGAGCTCTGCTCTAGAAGCAATCTCTTGTTAGAGTCTTTAAAAAAGTTTTTTCAAGTTCCAGAAAATGCAAAGCAATTAAAAGACATTTTGGAACACAAAAAGGGTGTATCTCTGAGGAACCTGGAATGGTTTGTAACAAATTACTCACGGAAAACAAGTGTGACGTACATGACACCCAAAGGACGGCCATTTACAGTCCACGTTGCGTACAAATCAAGTCTGGATGGGTATTCTAAAAAGTTTTTTGATCCATTTTGTCGAACAGAGAGGATTGAATTCATGGGGATTACAACAACTGTTGCTCAATTAAATTTCATTCGATTTGTAATTGTAAATGGAATTATAGATTATATAAATGAAAAAGGAGTTTTACACAATAGATGCGTGACCGCCTGAAATTTGTAGATTAATGTATCCGTAGTAATACATGTACAATGTGTACGCCTGTTGAATCTGGGTTGCATATAATGGATTGAATATAATGTCTAAATGAGTCGTTTGTGCATTGAGTTTACTGAAATCAACAAGACCCTCTTGATTATACTCTTTGGGATTGTCACTAAAACAATACATGTAAATGTTTTTTGTAGGAACAGAAAGGTTATGATCTAAAGGTTGTTTGTAACTGTAGTACAATGCACCTGGAAAGTTTGACAGGACATTTTTGTTATTCAGATAAAGAGTCGCAGACTGTATGACATCGAGAAAATTGATTGTAACACCGTTGAAGAATGTCACTGGTACAGCAGCCTGAACATAATTCGTGCTGTACCCGTATTGATACCGAGACGCATAAAATGATGGGTTGTTTGTTTCAAAAAGTTTATTTCTTACAAACCATGTAATCATAGAGACGGGAAATGCTGCAGTTAAATTTAGGACTGCAGTTCCATTTTTATACGGGAGACCAGCCTCTGCCCATACATGATTAATCTTGTAATTGAGTTGTTTCGTCATGTAGTAGACTCTTTCTCCGGGGCTCAAGTATATTTCTTCCAAAAGAATTCTAGGATTTATTAAATCAATTGGTTTTCCATTTACATCATTTGGAGCATTTGTAATCCAACTAGATGAACAAAATGTAAATCGTATTGTTACAACTTGTCTTGAGACTGCACACATTGGAAAGAATGGTTTTTCGAGTTTTTCTCTTCCTATTTTTCCGTGACTGTGACGCCTGCAAAAGAAGAAATCCAACGGAATCATCATGACGACTGGTTTTGTTGCAGGTACATTTGTAGACTCGTTTTGTCCTCCACTTATTGCTTGGTACATTGCAAGTTTTTCATCTGCATCAAGAAACAATTGATCTCTTAGAACGTACCAATCATCTGTCAATGTTTCAATTGGATTTCCATCAATGAGAAACTCCACCTTTTGTAAAATGGCTCGTCCTACCAATGGAGTGTAATCATATCCGGGTGGTAAAGCTGGAAGACTGACTGACAAGTACATGTTTGATATAAGGTCTCCGCAATCTCGTGGATATAAATTGACTGAAAAGTTGGTTGTAGTGTCGAGAAAAAGACCTCCACCCGTTATTAAAGGATCCAACAATCTTTGTTTTATCGTAAATGGTGTGTGTTGAATTATTTTAGGAATCCACAATGATTCTCCTCCGTACATGTATTTTTCTTGTGCTCCAATTGCAGCAATTGCAGTGAGAGCACCTGTTCCAAAACCTCTTCCATTCATTTCAATGTAGGCTTCTCTAGGCGCTGGAACATCGGTGAGTACATTTGAATTCAACTCTCTCAATTCACCAGCTTGTCCCTTTATCAGAGTGTCATCAAATATTCTAGGATCGTAAATTCCATAGTTTGTAGTTTTGAGTGTTGCAGTTGGAGAAGTAAATGTCGCAATTGTCTTCATACCAGGGTTTGGTAAAAGTTGAAGTTGATCAACACTAGCAGTCAGAATGTACGAATAATTTTGTGCATTTACAAGATCATTACTTGATAACATGTATGAATACGATGGTGAAAACGTCATGGATGACAATGCAGTAACGTTTCCTATGACATCAAAAACGCCTTTGCTAGGATTCGACAATCCACTTATGTTCCAATTTTGAATTTGAGTATTTGGAATTGGATTATCAATTATATAAATTGTAAAGTTGTTTGTATTTGTAACTGGTCCTCGGAAAACATTTGCACTAAATGTAGTCTGCGGGACACTAAAAGTAATTTGAAGCAGAGAACTTGGAGAAACTTCTGAATACTGAGAAACATTTGCAAGAATGTAATCCACGTAAGGGAATGAAATTGCAGGCGGACCTGGATTAATTACAACGTCACCGTAGACATTCTGAAGTACGTTTGAAACTGTAACTACTCCTTTGATTCCAGTCAACCCAGTGATTGTCATTCCATTTTGTATATTTGAACCCGCCTGTGTCAAGTAGACTGATAATGAATTTGGATTTGGCGAAGGTCCATAGAAACCAGGAACTGTAATTCCTGAACCGTCGCCATATAAATAATCTGCATAAATCCTTGTATAGTCACTGATATCAACAACAGTTCTATATATCTCTAAAGTGCTGTTGTCACTTCTCATAATGAACAAATCATCGTTATTCGATATTGTTATAAAATTAGGATTTGGAGTACCAAGATTTAATCCATAATGTATTGTATTTATGAGTGTTCCATTCTGTGCATATACAAGTACGTCGGTATTTTGAGAATCTGCAACTATTATATTAAATTTTGAATCGATACATATTCCATTTCCAAGTTGTGAAACTGGAGATCCTGTAGTAATTTCAAAACCCGTACTTTGATTTATTATTCTATCTGTTCCATCTGTATAGTATATAGTCCCAAATTTGTCAAGTGTTATACTATGAGGATTATACGTAGTTGATTGAATCGTGGGATTTGCGGAATCATTTTGAAAAATTACTATTTGTTTGTCATTCGTATTTGTTGCATAAATTACACCTGTTTTTGTTACAAATATTCCTGAGACGTTATAAAATGTATAATTAAGAGTTCCTATTGTTGCGCCTGTTGTACTATTAATGATTTGTATATTCTGGCTATCATTCTGGCTATCATTAACGACAACGTACAATTTCGAACCATCATATGAACAAGCCATTTGGGAAAAATAAAAATTGCCATTTAGAATAATAGATGGTTCGACCGATCTTTGATTATTTGTTCTCCAATTAAATTTAATTAAATAATTGTTAACACCTTGGGTCACAGCATAAAAGTTTCCGATACTATCAACACAACCACAATTATATGTTAAATCTGGTTTTAGTACTGGAATGTTAAATTGTTTTACAATATGTTGTGTGATGGGCTGGGTGACTTGGATGTTTGAAAAGCTCATCTACATTGAATCAATATCTTGTTTCCAGATGTTCGACACGGTCATTGACTCTAGCTGTGCAATTTCTTGATTCAGTTTCTTAATAGTCTCGAGGGACTTTTCAATCTCCTCTGCAGTGTACTGGTACGTCCTGACTGAAACAAGAAGATCCAAAGGAAATCCTAGGCGCGTCATTTCCTCTTCTATTGCTGCACGACTCCTCTGGAATACAACGAGTCTATTGTTTGCAACTTCAATTATAAACTTGGCTCGAATAGTTTCAGACTCTACGCGTTTCCTCAACTCGAGAAGCAAGTGTCTCTTTCTGTCGCGGTACAGTGACATTCTCATTTCAATGTAATCCACCAGAATCTCCTCTGGGCTTGCATACTTTTTCACGGCACCCTTTGGCCCGATGAGATACATGTTACTTGTATGAATTGTCTTGACGAGTCCAAGAGACTTGGCATCATTCAATTCAGTCCAAATCAAAAAGTCTGCGTGTGTTTCAGTTGAATGATTTTCATACCTGACATCGAGTCCATCCAAAAATTCCTTGTAATCCTGAATCCATTTTCCGGGAGGTAACTCTGTAACGTGAACTTTTGTCCCCTGTCTTTCAAAGCACCCTGAAAGAAGCCATGCGTGCTCTGTCGTCTGCTGAATACTTCCTTTGAACCCTCTGAAATATGGAATCATTGGAATCATTGGTCTGCCATTCAATGTATTTTTGATATTCTGAATAATGACGGTAGGATCGTACGGAGGAATTGAGCATGAAAATCCCGTCCCGATGCCTTCTGCTCCATTTACCAGAACCATTGGAATAATAGGGAGATAGTATACTGGTTCAACATTTTGTCCATCTTCTGCAACATAATTCAGGATTGCATCATCTCTTTGATCAAAGATGATTCTTGTTTTTTCAGCCAGACGAGTGAAAATGTATCGAGGACTGGCTGCATCCTTTCCTCCCATGAGTCGAGTCCCAAACTGCCCGCTTGGCTCGAGCAGATTAATGTTGTTTGATCCTACAAAGTTCTGTGCAAGCCCTATGATGGTTCCCTGGAGACTCGCCTCACCGTGATGGTACGCAGTTTGTTCTGCAATGTACCCGCTCAATTGCGCCACCTTTGCATCCTTTGTCAGGTTTCGTTTGAGGCACGCGTAGATAACCTTTCTTTGACTCGGCTTCAGGCCATCTGCAACGTGTGGAATTGACCGTTTAATGTCCTCGACTGAAAAGTTTGCCAAGTCTTTGTGGACAAAATCAGTAACTGTCAATGTTTTAATCTTTCCGTACTCTACTCCGGGTGGTTTCTTCTCCATGTGTTCTGCGAGCCACGACTTTCGTGCATCTGCCATTGCCTTTGCAAACCCTAAAATCATAGAATCACTTGTTCTCACATCCGAGACAAACTTGACAGTCAGCCGGTCAATCATCTTAAAATACTCTTTGGCCTCTGCAGAGGTTGACGTACCGAGACCCTTGTAGTACTTTACAATTCCTCTAATTTGTGACGCTTTGTATGCATCCTCTGTGAAGAACCACTCCTTTCCAGCCTTGATTACCGGTGTCACCATTGCAACGACAAATCCGAGTTCAATCAGGCTTGGCCAAAAGTGATGAATCATGTTCAAGACGAGTCCTTTGATGTGTGATCCGTCGAGATCTGCGTCAGTCATAATCATAAGTCGTCCGTATCTGAGTTCTTTGAGCGATGTATAGACGCGAGAATGCTGGAGACCGAGAATCTTTTTCAAATCAGAAAACTCTTGGTTGTCTGTCAATTGTTTCACGCTTGCGTCTCTGACATTTCTTGGTTTTCCTCTGAGAGGAAAGACTCCGTAGGCGTTTCTTCCCACGACAGAGAGTCCTGCGACGGCCAGAGTTTTTGCCGAGTCTCCTTCTGTGATTATGAGTGTGCATTCATGACTTTTGTGAGTCCCTGCCCAGTTGGCGTCATCGAGTTTTGGAATTCCTGAAATTTTATTCTTTTTTGAACCGTCCGTCTTTTTCAACTCTTTTTCTGTTTTTGCGACAACCATTGCAGTGAGTTCGTCACCAACTCCAGATGCAAGTACATCCCTGATAAACTTGGGTTTGAATTCATAATTAACTTCAACTCTTGAAGTGCATTCAGTTTTCGTCTGAGTTGAAAATGTTGGATTGATTATTGTCGACTTCATAAACACGAAAAGACTTGACTTGATTTGAGCCGGCCGTACACCCGTTGCAAGTTTTGGAACAAGTTGATTTATAAATCTATCAATGTGAGTTCCTCCTTGAGTTGTAGAAATTCCATTGACGAATGAAACATGTTGAAATGAACCAGTCGGAGAATGACCAACGATAATATCAGGGTTGAAGACTGCAACTGGGACGTTTCCAAAGTGCATCTTTGCATAATCTTCAAGGGACTTGACCTCGATTCTTTCTCCGTTCAGGTACACGTGGCACTTTGGACAACAGGCTGCTGCATCCCAGACTCTTTTTGTAAAAATTTTAATTGCATCAGAGAGTTGTGCATCTCCCCCCTCAAATCGTGACCAGTCTGGCTGAAATTCAACGTCAACGTATCCCCCCTTTGACGCTGGAACTGTCACACCTGGTTCACAGACTGACATGTTTTTTGACCATTTTTGTGTGTACTTTTGATTCTTGTGCAGAATTCTAACTGTAAACTTGTTTGAGAATACATTTGTGAGTTTTGCTCCGTAACCATTTCGTCCACCAGTTGTTCTGTCTTCAGTGTCATCATAGTTTGAAGAGGTGAGGAGATGTCCAAAGATGAGTTCTGGGAGGCAGATTCCCGTCTCTGAATGTATTGAGAGAGGGATTCCATCACCATTATTTCTGATTGCAAAAACGTCCCCTTGGATTGTTACGTCAATTCTCGTCGTCTTTTTTGGATTGATTGCATGTTGATCAATTGCATTTACAAGAACTTCATCAAAAAGTTTTACAAGACCGGGTGAAACCTTTGTTGTAATCTTTTTGAAAAAGGGTTTGTGTACTACCCACTGTTCAGACGTCTCTCTGACTAATGATCCGACGTATGAATCAGGTCTTTTGAGAATGTGTTCAACATGACTGAGCTTTTTCCATGACATGATGAATATGCGTCTTGTGTTTTTATGTGATGTGATTGCTAGCAAACTATTTTAATGCATTATAAATAAATAAAAAATGTGTGACTGTGAATCGTGCACAAAACACAAAAAGGCTCCACAGACATTTACAAATATAGACATTCTCCGAGAAGACTTGCGCACAGGGCGAGTTGAGCACATTGGGTACACAGAATCAGGGAAACCAGTTTACAGATATCTGTGATAATTTAAGTAATGTAATTCCTAAGAAAGTAAACTTGACGTGAATAGTCACACTTTTATATAGCTACGTTTTATATGAATCAAAGTCCAGTTGAATCATTTATTTCAGAAATATCCAACGAACTATTGAAATGCAAAAAGGAATTACAGGATATAAAAGAAACTTCACTTAAAAAGATTGAAACACTTGAGACTCAAGTTGTCAAGTTTAAATTAGAAAATAGTATGCTTAAAATAAAATTGGAAAATACTTACTCTGATTCAGAAGATGATGACGAATTTCAAAAAGCTATATTTTTATCACTAAATAAAAATAACGACAAAGTTCCGGAGAATGTAATTCAAAAACTCGAAAGTAAGAATATTACAAAAATTTCTAAAAAGTCAACATTGCCAGATTATAAAAGCTATTATAACTGATAATTTGTGTCATGTAGTTCCTAGGAAATACACACAACTTAAATAGTCAAATATGTATCGCATTCCGATAGTTCATCAGATGGACGACGCGCCGACCGAAGGCAACTTTGTGATTGACCAAGGCGGTCACATGATGACCCTTTATTCTAATGATAGAATCTACAAATTTACTCCAGAAATGTGCGACAGGCGTTCGCCTCGCAGTGTCCTGATTCCAGACGTTCCAATGGAATGTTTCAAGTATGGTTTTCCCAAGGTCTGGCTGCCAAAGGCAGTCCCCCGGCCTCGGTGGGACAAGATCTGCCGTGCAATGTCCGTTCCAACGAAGTATCGCAAGAACTTGATGTACGAGAAGTACTAATTTTCTTTAGTAATGGTATGGATATGCAACTCCGTAGAGCAGCGATGAATGGAAACCTCAAAAAAGTCAAGGAACTTCTCAACCGAGGAGCAAACGTTAATGGGCTTAGGGATGGTTTCCGACCCATTCACATCGCCGTCGTTCATGGTCACTTGCCAGTTGTCAAACTCCTTCTCAACCGAGGAGCAAACGTTAATGCACGAGACATGTATGGGTATCAGACCATTCACAGAGCCGCCACATATGATCGCTTAAATATTGTCAAAGAACTTCTTAACCGAGGAGCAAACATTAATGCACGAGACAGATCTGGTCGTACACCAATTCACTACGCCGCCATCACCAGACCACGTTCTTTAATAAATGTTATAAAAGAACTCATCAACCGAGGAGCAAATGTAACTAATGTTCTGAAAAGCAATGATGTAAGTGCAAACACGAAAAATGCAATAATAGAGTATTATAAGCAAGTTCGTGCCAAGCCTCATGCCAGAAATCGTGCACCGTTCCATGTACTCGCAGAACACCCTCTGGCGCCTTTTAATCCAAACACAATAGAGCGCCGTGCCAAAAAATATAACATGTCTTTTGGACAGTACCTAAAGACGCTCGGGTTTACTAATATTCTTTACTAATGATATGTCTGAACTCCTTGGAGCAGCAGAGAGAGGAAACCTGAATAGAGTCAAGGAACTTCTCAACCAAGGAGCAAACGTTCATGCACGAGACAAACGTGGTAACCAACCCATTCACCTAGCCGCCATCCATGGTCATTTAAATATTGTCAAAGAACTTCTCAACCGAGGAGCAAACGTTAATGCACGAGACATTTATGACCGCCAACCCATTCACAACGCCGCCTTTCGTGGTCATTTAAATATTGTCAAGGAACTTCTCAAGCGAGGAGCAAAAATTAATAAACGAACCAGCACTGGTCGCCAACCCATTTTCTACGCCGCCTTTCGTGGTCACTTACCAGTTGTCAAGGAACTTTTTAACCGAGGAGCAAACATTCATGCACGAGACAATTATGGTCACCAACCCCTTCACAACGCCGCCATCCATGGTCATTTAAATATTGTCAAAGAACTTCTCAACCGAGGAGCAAACGTTAATGCACGAGACATGTATGGTTACAACCCCATTCACAGAGCCAGCGCACATGGTCATTTAAATATTGTCAAGGAACTTCTCAAGCGAGGAGCAAAAATTAATAAACGAACCAGCACTGGTCGCCAACCCATTTTCTACGCCGCCGAATCAAGTCGTTTACCAGTTGTCAAATTCCTTCTTAATCACGGAGCAACTGCAAATAATGTTCTGAAAAGCAATTCTATACGTGCAAACATGAAAAATGCAATAAAAAAGTACCTGGAAGACCGTAATGTAACTCATGCTTTATGGATGTTTTCAAAGGCTAAAATTGGTAATACCAATCAAAATTTTATGCCACTTGGATTTCCTATTAACGCACTAGTAAAAAGCCTTCGCCGAAAGTAAATTTCTTTAGTAATGGTATGACTGGACTCCTTGGAGCAGCGTTGTATGGAAACCTCAAAAAAGTCAAGGAACTTCTTAACCGAGGAGCAAATATTCATGCAAGATCTGGATCGGGTTTACAGGCCATTCATATGGCATCCGAAGGTCACTTACCAATTGTCAAGGAACTTATTAACCGAGGAGCAAACGTTCATGCACGAGACAAACGTGGTAACCAACCCATTCACCTAACCGGTCGCTTACCAGTTGTCAAGGAACTTCTCAACCAAGGAGCAAACATTAATGCACGAGACAACACTGGTCGCCAACCCATTTACTACGCCGCCCAAAAAGGTCTCTTACCATTTGTCAAATTCCTTCTTAACAAAGGAGCAAGTGCAAATAATGTTCTGAAAAGCAATGCTGTAGGCGCAAACATGAAAAATGCAATAAAAAAGTACATTGAAAACCGTAACGTAACTCGTGCTTTAATTATTAATTCAATGGCTAAAGGACCAAAAAACAACACTAAGCCGTTTGGTTTCCCAAATAGGTTTCCTATTAACGCACTAGTAAAAAGCCTTCGAAGAAAGTAAAAATATCTAGTAATGGTATGGAAAGAGAATTTCTCAATTTATCATTGAACGCAACCCTGAATGAGTCTCTCAGGAATGCAGCACGTCGTCATGGAAGCCTTACTAGAGTCAAGCAACTTCTTAACCATGGAGCAAACATTCATGCACGAGACAAATTTGGTCAGAATCCCCTTCATATAGCCTCTTCCTATGGTCGATTACCAGTCATAAAGGAACTTCTTAATAGAGGAGCAAACATTCATGCACGAGACAGATATGGTTACCAACCCATTCACAAAGCAGCCAGAATGGGTCATTTAAATGTTGTCAAGGAACTTCTTAATAGAGGAGCAAACATTCATGCACGAGCAGGCGTCGCCGGTGGTAGTAGTACACCCCTTCAAAACGCCGGCGGAACGGGTCACTTAAATGTTGTCAAGGAACTCATTAGGCGCGGAGCAAATCCAAAGAATCTTATGACTAGACCAATGTATTATAATTCCGTTGCCAATTATGTAAAGAACCTGATGCGTCAAAACTATCTTAAACACATGGTTAAATACGAAACGGGGACTCTGAAGCGACCTAAATTTCCCATAACACACTAGTAAAAAGCCTTCGCGAAACTAAATTTCTTTAGTAATGGTATGACTGAACTCCACAAAGCAGCAGAGAAAGGAAACCTCAGAAAAGTAAAGGAACTTCTCAACCGAGGAGCAAAAATTAACGCAAAAGACTTTTATGGCACCCAACCTATTCACCTGGCCGCCATACGAGGTCACTCAAATGTCGTCAAGGAACTTCTCAATCGAGGAGCAAAAGTTAACGCACAAGACACTTATTATCGTCAACCAATTCACAAAGCCGCCGAACGAGGCCACTCAAATGTCGTAAAGGAACTTCTTAATAGAGGAGCAAACATTCATGCACAAGACTTTTATGGTAACCAACCTATTCACGTGGCTGCCAAAAAAGGTCGTTTAATTGTTGTCAAAGAACTCATTAGTCGCGGAGCAAATGCAAAGAGTGTTCTTAATAAATATCCGTTTTTACGGAGTAGAGTGACTAACTATATAAAGAAGTACCTGGAAAACCGTAACGTATATCATGCTTTATGGGTGTACTCAAAGGCTAAAGAACCAGAGAATAACACTGAGCCGTTTGGTTTCCCAAACAAGTTTCCGATTAACGCACTAGTAAAAAGCCTTCGAAGAAAGTAAATTTCTTTATAAACGGGGACTCTGAAGCGACCTAGAGACTGGTGAAAAAAAATCTCAGTGAATATAAATGAATAATTTTCTCATCCAAGCAGCAGAGATCGGAAACCTGGCTAGAGTAAAGGAACTTCTTAACCTAGGAGCAAACGTTCATGCACGAGACAGATATGGTCGCTCAGCAATTACCCAGGCTGTCTCATTTGGTCACTCAAATGTCGTCAAGGAACTTCTTAACCGAGGAGCAAACATTAATACAGTATTAAACAGTCATGGTACACCCCTTCATTACGCCATCAATAATGGTAACTTAAATATGTTCAAGGAACTTCTGAAACGAGGAGCAAACATTCATGCACGAGGCACAGCCGGTGGTACACCCCTTCATAGAGCCGCCAAAAGGGGTAACTTAAATATGGTCAAGGAACTTCTGAAACGAGGAGCAAACATTAATGCACTAGACAGCAATGGTATAAAACCCATTGAACACTCCGCTAACTTAAATATGATCAAGTTCTTTCTTAAACAAGGAGCAAATGTAAATAATGTCCTGAAAAGCTATGTTGTACGTGCAAACATGAAAAATGCAATAAAAAAGTACCTGCAAAACCGTAATGTATATCATGCTTTATGGGTATACTCAAAGGCTAAAGAACCAAAAAACAACAAAAAGCCGTTTGGTTTACCAAATAAGTTTCCTATTAACGCGTTAGTAAAAAGCCTGAAGAACCTTCACGCAAAAAACAGGTAAAGTAATGGATAGCCCATTGATATAAGAATGTATGAATCCAGTCTCGTCCCCCTATGAAAATTCATGAATTTAATTGATTACATTATAATTAAGAATTATTCCATCCAGATTTAATTGAATCCCAATAAATGTTCATCAAGTTTTAATTGATTACATTAGTTTCATCATTTAATTGAATCAAATAAATGTTCATCCAGAATTAATTGATTACATTAGTTTCATCATTTCATTGAATCAAATAAATGTTCATCTAGAATTAATTGAATCATCATTAATTACATTAGTTTCATCATTTCATTGAAT